CCTGGCACCACCGCTTACGACGGCGAGGTGCAGGACCTTATCGATGCGGCCAAGGCCGACCTGCGCCTGTCCGGCGTGGACCCGGCCAAGCTGGACGAGTTGGATCCGCTCATCAAGCGGGCCATCGTCACGTACTGCAAGGCGCACTTTGGCTTTGACAACCCGGACGCTGATCGGCTGGGGCGGGCCTATGACATGCTCAAGGCGCACCTAACGCTGTCGCAAGAGTATCGGGAGGCGTGAGCGGTGCTGTTCNGAGACGTTATNGAGCTGCTGGCACGGACGCTNGAGCAGGACCCGCTCACGGGCGAGATGCGGGANGTCGAGACNCCCCGGCAGGTATTTGCCAACAGGAAATCCGTGCGGCAGTCGGAGTNCTACGCGGCGAGCATGGCTGGGCTGCGACCAGAAGCCATGTTCGAAATCCGGTCCATCGAATACCAGGGCGAAAGGGCGCTACGCTACCATGGCAGGCGCCATGACATCNTCCGCACCTACGACCGGGGCGAGATGANNGAGCTNGTGTGCNCGGCGGNGCAGGAGTGAGGTGAACGTATGCGGTTCTCGCACGGATGTATCTGGGGCAGAGTCCCGCTACTCTTCGGTTGGTACTTTGGGTGGGCGCTCGCCCGGGACTTCTTCTCGTTCTATGTCGAGACAAAGAGAGCGATCTACGAAGTCCAATGGTTCCGTGGTCAGGGCCTACGAGCGTTCTCTCTGCCCTTTGGTGAGTACCGACTGACCCTGGACGGCCAAGTAGCGGCGTGGNGGTTATCCCAAGTGCGGTGACGTGCCATGGAAATCCGTTTCGAGATGCAGGGCCATAAGACGGTGTTGCGGGCCTTTGAGGCCATGCGCCGCAACACCCAGCGCTCCACCGTCACCAAGGCCGCCAGAGTAGCGGCCAAACGCATTGGTGAAGAAGCCCGGCGGCGGGCACCGCGGCACCCTGGCGGACCAAGCCACCCGGGGCAGGGGCACGCCTACAAGACCATCAAGTGGATCAACGTGGAGCGGTGGCCCGACCGAGCGACGTTCGCCATTGGTGCCACGGACCACGGGTTCTACCTCAACTTCCATGAGACCGGGACCGTCAAGATGGCGGCCCGCCCCTGGCTGCGGCCGGCGCTGGACGCCGTTGGCGCACGGGCTGTGCAGGAGGCCGGGGACGTGTTCCGAGAGGCCGTGCTGCAGGCGGCCCAAAAGGCTAAGGGGAGGAGCTAACCATGGCGACTGGAACTTCAGTGTTCCTGTTGTGGATTGAGGACCANTTGCTGGGTATCTATGCCACCGTCGACGACGCAAAGAGGGCAGCGGAGCAGGAGATCCCGGTTGGTTCGCTTCGCTGGCTCGAACTACAGGACGTGAAACCTGGTCAGCGCAGGATGTGGTTTGCTGATCATCCGGCGCCGATTAATTACCGAATCACCGAGGGCTTCGTTGGCGAACGGTGGTGATGCCATGGCGCTAGAAGTCGAAGTNCTGGTGCGCCAGCGCCTGCNGGCCTCGCCCGAGGTGCAAGCTCTGGTCGGCACCAGGATTTTCCCCGTAGGCGGCCGGCCAGACAAAGGCCCGGAAGCGGCGCTGCCCGCTATCACGTANCAGCGGGTGTCCAACCGGCGCCTGACATCGCATGAGGGAAGTCTTGGGGCGTTGATGCCGCTGGTGCAGCTCTCGTGCTGGGCCAAGACATGGTCCGAGGCGCGGGCGGTGGCCGCGGCTGTGCGGCGGGCATTGGACGGATGGGTCGATTATTCTACCGATCCACCGATCCANGGCGTGACCATCGAGGGCGACCTGGACGAGTACGACTCAGACGCCCGGGTGTACCACGTCCCGTTGACCGTCCGGGTGCGCGCTGGAGAGTGATGTCGTGAGGGTAGAGTTCGAGACGGCAAGAGGCCGGATAGTGCAGGGCAAGGGCAGCCAAGTGGCTGCCTTTTCTGTTCTCCTGGACATCGAGTCCGAGCAGTTGAGCGTGATGGAGCGGGCCGAGCTGGCCCAGCGGTTGACGGTGCGATTCGCACAGGCCATCGCTGAGGAGTACGGCGGTGAGGAAATCGAAATCAGGAGGTCGAGAGAATAAATGCCTAAGCACGCGGGTTTTGGTGCACAAATCTATTTGGTGGAGGGCGGTACGAAGACGCTCATTCCCGGCCTTCGGGGGGATCCCGTTCTGGCCGAGGAGCAGGCCGAGCAGATTGAGGTGACCGCTCACGATTCGCCGGGAGGCCGACGGGAGTACATCGGCGGCCTCATCGACACCGTGGAGAGGCCGCTGGAGTTTTACTACGACCCGTCGGAGACCACGCACCAGAAGCTTCGTCAATCGGTGCGGCAAACGCTCACCTTTGAGGTCNACCATCCGGCTTTTTCTCNACCTGAGCAGTTTGACGCNGTGGTCATGAANGCTCAGGTGATCAGTGAGCTAGAGGGTGGCTTGGTTCTGTCGGTGACGCTCAAGCCCACGGGTGAGCAGGTGCCTGTCGAGGACTAAGACGGGGCGGCCACGGCGCCGCCCCTCCATCATTTGACGGAGGGATACGATGTCTAACAAGCAGCGTGGTTACATTCCTATCGAGATTGGCGGGGAGACGTATCAGCTGCGTTATGATTTTAACGCGCTGGCGCAGCTCGATCAGCGTCTTGGGCAGTCCTTTTTCAAAGTGCTGTCGGAGGGCAACATTGGGTTCCACGTTATCCGCGAGGCGCTTATCGCAGGATTGTCCAANCCNGCCAATGGTCGCGGTGCGGCGACTAAAGCCATTCAGAATCTCGACGTGACCCGATTTGACTATTACATCGACAAGGTGTTTGAGGGGTTGGAAGCCGCAGGGCTTATCAGGTCCAAGGGCGCCGAGGACGACGCCGGCGGCGAGGATGACGAGGGGGAATCGTAGAGCCCCCGGAGGGGCAGAGCCTGCCCTACGACGAGTACCAGCGGCTGTGCTGGGAGCATGACATCCCGCTGGACGTCTTTTGGGGCATGACTTGGCGGGAATTTAAGTTGGCGCTGGAGGGCCGGCGCAGGCGGTATGATCGCCTGATGGAAGCGCTGGCCTGGCACGCGGCCAACATCATCAACCACCGGACGCCGGCCTTTGGCGAGGACGTACGAAAGCGGAAGTTGCTGACACCGTACGACTTGCTGGGCCGCGAACGTCCTCGGTCGATGGAGGNCAGCGCCCGTATCTGGCGCGAGTTCCTGCGACCGTTCAAGAAACCGGAGGCGAGGGGAGCGTAATCCCCTCGCCTTTCCGCTGGGCAAAGGAGGCAAGCGCGCAATATGGCAACGATTGCCAATCTGCAAATTGACTTGAGCGCCAGAACCGCGCGCTTTAGCGAAGGTATCCAGCGCGCCCAGCAGAGGGTCCAGCAGTTCTCCCAGCGCGTCCAAGTGGACCTCCAGCGCGTCACCCAGGTTGGGCAGCGGGCGGCGCTGGTGTTTTCCGGAATGACGGCAGCGCTCGCTCTGACCACCAAGCGGGCCGCCGATTACGCCAGTGCCATGGACAAGGTGTCTGCACAGACGGGCATCGCCGTCGAGCAGATTCAAGAGCTCGCATTTGCCGCGAGCCAGAGCAACGCGGATCTCGCGACATTGGAGAGCGGCCTGCGGGCGTTCGTGCGGCGCACCGCCGAGGCGGCCGCGGGCAATACCAGCTTCTTGAAAGGCTTCGAGCGCCTGGGCTTCACGCAGGAACAGGTGCGCGCCGGGCTTCAGGACATCGACGGCTTTCTCATGCAGGTGGCCGACCGCGTGGCCGAGTTAGGCACGACGGCTGAGCAGTCCGCAGTCCTCATGACCATCATGGGTGATGCGGGCCGTCGTTTGGTGCCGTTCATGGCCCAGGGCGCCCGCGGCATTGGTGAGCTGCGTGAGCGGGCCCGCGAACTCGGACTCGTTATGGATGAGCAGGCGGTCCGGCGGCTGGCCGCGTTCGGTGACAGGATGGCGGTACTCCAAGAGCGTACTTCTGCTGCTAGCCGCGAGATGGCCGTGTGGTTCCTGCCCGTCATGGAGGCAGGCGTGGGCCTATTCGAGGACATCATCGGGGCTATCCAGGATATCGACCCGGCCCTGCGCGCCCATGCAGTNCGGTGGACCGTCGTGGTCGGGGCCGTGCTAGGCGCCGTCGGTGTTCTGGGTGTCCTTGGTACGGCCGTTTCACAGGCGAGTGCTTTGCTAGGTACATTCGGCCGGCTGTTGAGCCTAGTCTTTTCGCCTATCGTCATCTATACCGCCATTGCCATAGGTGCTATTGCCCTGTTCCGGACGGCGTGGGAGAACGATTGGCTGGGCATCCGCACGGCGGCGACCGAAGCCTGGGACAACTACATCGAGCCTATCTGGGAGGCACTTAAAGAAGGCTGGACGTGGGCCATCGACATCGCCGGCAACGCTTGGGAGTGGCTGACCAATACCACCTGGGCTGAGAAGGTCGAGGACATCAAGGGCTGGCTCACGGATGGCTGGGAGTGGCTGGTCAACATCGCTGGCTCCGCGTGGGACTGGCTGGCCAACACCACTTGGGCTGAGAAGATTGAAGATGTCCGTGGCTGGCTGGACTCTGCGTGGAGCTGGACCATCAACCTTCTCGGTGACGCCTGGGCGTGGATCGAGGAGCACNTGCCCTGGTTGGCGGCGACTGTCGAAACGCTAGCCGGTTGGCTGGGCGACGCATGGAGCTGGACGTGGAACCGGCTCGGGGATGCTTGGGATTGGCTCGACCAGCACGCTCCGGCCGTCACGGAGATGATCCGTACCCTCCGTGATTGGCTGTCGTCGGCCTGGGATTGGACAATCAACGCTCTGGGTTCCGGTTGGGAATGGTTGCGAAACACCGACTGGGCCGTTATCATCGAGCGGGTTAAGCAGGCGCTGTCTGGCGCATGGGATTGGACAATCAACGTCCTGGGCTCCGGTTGGGAATGGTTGCGGGACACCGACTGGGTTGCTATCATCGAGCAGGTCAAGCAGGCACTCTCGGGCGCTTGGGACTGGACCATCAGGCGCGCCGGAGAGGCATGGGAGTGGCTGGCCAATTGGGAGCTTGGCGAGGTTCGCGAGATTGGCACGGCCGTCCTCAATCTCGTCATCCAGCCGTTCGGCGAGTTGTACGAGACCATTAAGCGTGGTTTCGAGACTGGCGACTGGTCGGGGTTTTGGGGTGCCACGGCCGAGGCGTGGCGCTCGGGCATCAAGATCGCCGTGACACTCGGACTGGCGGCCGGCACCACGCAGGCGGTGCTTAACGCTATTAAGGCCGGCCTGGGGCTCGCAACCGCCGGCGCCGCATCGCTGGGTGTGCCTGGGGCGATCGGGGCGCTCAGCGTTGTCATCGCTTTAGCGGAGGCAAGGGAGACCGGCGGCTATGAGAAATTCGGCGCCGATCTAGTTGCCGCTCTGGCGGCCGGCATCGGTATCGGAGCGTTTACCGGCAGCCCTTATGCGGGGGCTCTGGCCTTTACGATTGTGCTCAACTTTGAGATCGGCTCGTGGATCGGAGACAAACTCCGCGAGCTCGATCAGGAACTCGAACAATCGGAATGGTTCCAAGAACTTCGTGCCGCCGTCGGTGGCGGTCCGACGTACGAGGGCCGCGTGCTGATGCAGATGGCCCAGGGAACGGCTCCGACATTTGCGGATCGGGAGACGTACATCATGGCACCGCCGGAGCGGACGTGGTGGGATCGCGTCCGCATTTGGTGGGTTAATACCACGTTGGGGCGCCTACTGACCCGTGACGTTGAGCGTCCCGCGCCCATCGACGTGCCTGTGAGGTTGACTATCGAGGACGTGCTAGGTATCGAGGGGCTGGAGCGTATCCTCGATGCGATTTACATCGCCGAGGGTGGTGCGGCGGCGCGTGTCCCATATGGTGTGACCCAGTTTTACGATGCGGGGCACCGATTCGCTAGGGAGATCAACCAGCAAAGGTTTGAGGCGCTGGTCGATACCCTTGAGCTCGTCGAGGGCAGCGAAGAGTATTACCGCGCTGCAGCGGCGACAACGGTGGCATGGTATTGGGATCAGTTCAAGCGGGAGTTCCCCGAGGTGGCGGACAGGACGTTTGCAGAGCTGGCACCTGAAATTCAAGCAGCGTTTATCCGCTACCTGGGCCAGTTCTACGCGCCGCCTAGCGCGCACGAACTTAACGTCAACTGGACGCGCAATGTCGGACGCATCCTCGGACTGCCTGGATTCCAGTCCGGCACCCCGTGGACAGGTTGGGGCCCGATTGATGAGGTCGCTGGCGTCGTCCATCGCCGCGAGGCTGTCATCCCTTGGGACGTGCTGCGCCGCGGGCCTGCGGCGGTGCTGGAGTTCCTGGGCGCGCCCGGGTTCCAAAGCGGCTACGTCCCGGCGGCCATTGGCGGTATGGCGAGTGNNGCTCTCACCGAGCCCGACCCCGGGTTCATCGCCCGACTCATCGAGTCCGTCGTCNGCGGACTGGAGTCCCGTGGCATCATTGACCCGGAGACGGCAAGGGGTCTACGAGAGCTCGCCGACAACTTACTGGGCATCATCGGCGGCCTGTACGACCGGGCTAAGGAGTTGTGGGACCAGTTGGGCCAGGTTGACCTGGGCGAGTACCTCGACCAGGCCAAGCGGTTCCGCGACGAGCTGGAGGCGCTGGGCGATGTAGCCGAGCAGGAGCGACTGGCCATCCTGGATCGCATCGAGCGGCTGGACGAGCTCGTCGAAATCGAGCGGTTGGTGGCCGAGGCGACGGGACAGGCGTTCGACGAGACGGCGTTCCGGGTGCAGGAGTTGTCCAAGGCCATTGTCCAGATGGCCCGGGCGATGTTTGAGGCGGGCGAGAGCGCCGAGGCGATTGCCGAGGCCATTGCCCCGTGGGTCGAGCAACTGGAGCCGTTGCAGCGGCAGGTGCGCTTGCAAACCGCCGCCAANGCGGCCCTGGAGGGCTTCGTGAGCCAACTCAGCGAAGGCAATCGCTTGCTGGGCGACTTCCTTAGGAACCTGCGCATCGAGGGCGGTGGCCTGCGGTTCGACATCGGCGGACTATGGAGCCTAGCTGCAAACCTCATTGNCCAGTTCATCGCTGCCCTGTTCGCCGGGCCGCAGGCGCAGTTGCCTGACCCAAGGCGGTTCGAGGCGCCCGATCCGTACATGTACGGGATCGCGGTTGCCAGGGAACAGCGGAGCGAGTTGGAAGCCGAATTGCGACGCCTCCAGCAGCGCCTTGCTGCTGAGCGAGAGCGATTGGCGCGCGAGGAGTCGTCGCTGTGGAACCGGCTGTTCCGCCAGGATATCCTCAACTACTGGCGCGACCGTATCAGACTCACTGAGCAAGAGATCGCCAACTTGGAGGCGGCGCTGGGCTCCTTTGACATGCAGTCGTTCCTGGGCCTCGACCCCGGCAGCATCGCCCAGGCCATTGAGAGAGGGTTCGACATGACGGACCTCTCGCGGTTGGGTGAGAACCTGGAGGATGTCATCCGCACCGCCCTGGTACGGGCGTGGGTGACATCGGAGGAGATGGTGCGGCTGCAAGAGCAGTTCCGTGGCCTGCTCGATGAGGTTGTCCAGGAGTTCATCGAGACGGGCGAGCTGCGGGCCGGCGCGCTCGACCAGCTCCGCGCCGTCATCGCCGCCATGGAGGAGCGCGGCGAAGCGTTCGCTGAGGTGTTGGAGCGGCTGGGCTTCTCGGCGGAGCGGGTCACCGACAGCTTCAGCCGCATGGTCCGCAACATCCCGCAGGGCTATAGGGTCGAAAGGGCCATCTTCGAGGTGTCGCCATCGCGCATCCCGGCGCTGGCTNCNGGNGGCATCGTCACCCGTCCTACNTTGGCACTGGTNGGCGAGGCTGGCCCGGAGGCCGTTGTGCCGCTGGATGGCNGNGGATTCGGCACCGTTAACATCACCATCCAGCGCATGGAGGTCCAGGACGGNCGCGACTTTGGGCGCCGCCTGGATGAGGAGCTACGGCGGCGCGGGCTCGTCATGGCTGGCAATCCCACTGGATGGAGGGGGCGGCGCTGATGGCGACGATGCTGGGAGGCGTCGCCCTCCCGAGCGTTTACGTCCAGGAGATGGAACCAGATTGGGTTGGCAAACTCATTCGCCGCTGGACGCTCCGCACCCGGCCGCTTGAATGGAGCGAATACCAGGCCATCGAGCAGATGGTGCGGGAGGTTGGCGTTGCCCGCTCCATCGAGCGGGCCGTGGACGGCACGCCGCACGTCCTGGGTGCCAGCCAAGTCGGATTTGTGCTCGATGAGGGCGGTGGGCAGACGACGGAGACGGCGGTTTACATCACGGCGTATCGCGTTGTGCGCCCGCTGTCTCTGCCACAGCGGCGCGAGATTGAGTTGCAGTTGGAGGAGGCGTAGGCGGCATGGCGTGGAACCCGAACATCCCAACCGTCACTAACCGCGTCCAGGACGACCTGAACGCGATCCGCGAGAACTTTCAAGTTCTTGACGGCCANCTNGCNGACACCAACAACCCCCACAACGTCCAGGCCCAGCAGGTGCCGTACAGCAGCGGCGTGGCGGG